CTTATTGTTGACATAGTGTTCCGACCTCTTTCGTTTTGCCATAGTGCCTGTTCTGATCATAAGTCTTTATCACTATTATGTAGATAGTATAACACTTTTACAGACACTTGACAAGTTATCAAAAAACTATTACAATAACCTTTGTGGAGGTTTAAGGGATATATCTTAGCTTGATTTCTTTTTATTATCCTTTGATTTATATAATTTTTCTAGAATTTCTTTAGCATCTCTTACGTTGGAGATGTATCCCATTTTTCTACTTATCTTTGGTTCTCCTCTTTTCATCTTATCAGAATCATTTATAAACTGTTGAAACATAGAAATCATAGCAACATCATTTGATTCAGATATAGTTAATACATCATCCATATTTACAATAAACATATCCTCTTTGGTGGTTTTTAACCACGGTTCAACTTTATATCCAACCAATCCACCTTTTGCTTTAACTTCAGTGGCCATTACAGGATATGAAAGAATGAGCATCGTTCTATCTTCCTCTTCAGACGCTGCTACTTTAGCGAAGACTTCTTCGCCATTTTTAAATTTTATCGTCGCGTAAAAATCGTCTTCCATCTTATTCCTTTAGTTGTATTGTTATTATATCATAGTTAAAGTTCTCTTCGTTGTAGATCTTTATTCTTTCTATGAGATGATTTAATGTGTAGTTCTTTCTTGATTTAAAAGAGCAGTCATCAGAGATGTCGTATAGAATAGCTTTGGTTTTGTTAGTTCCCTTTCTGAGTACTCGTCCAATGCTCTGGAGGTTTCTAACTCTAGACTTTGACGGAGAGGCAAAAACAATATTATGGAGGTTTTTAATATTGATTCCAGTTGAAAACGTTCCATAAGATGCAATAATAATAGCATTTTTTTCTTCTTCGGTGATCTCACGGATGAGTTCTCTCTCTTCGGCATCGACCCCACCATGAACAAAGAATACTTTTCGATCACCTTTCTTACCTGTATTTATTAATTCATGTAACACTGCTCCGTGCGTGGCAACCCTACTATACAATACAAGCGTATTGCCTTTTAAGTCAAGAGTCAGGTTCTTGATGAATTTGTTTCTCTGTGAATGTGTGATAAGATATTGTAGTTCATCCTCATAGGTTTCAAACTTCTGTGGAGGATGTTTCAAAACCAGACATTGTATATCTAGTTGTGAGAGATGACCTTGTTTCATTAGTTCATCTGTTTTTGTGACTTTGTATGAAGGGCCAAATAGACCTTCTAAGACCCACTTATGCGTCTGTGTGCCGTCTAAAGTTCCAGTGAATCCAAATCTATACTTAGCATGGTGTAACTTTGTCATTATAGATATTAGTGACTTACTCTTAAACAGGTGAGCTTCATCTCCTATAACTACATTATAGTCTTCAAAGAACGATTTATCCAGTTTGTAAACAGATTGCCAAGTCGTAATTGTAACAGGATGTTCATTCGTTTTTTCTTTTCCAGAATATATGCGGTGACAGTATGACTCAGAATCCCAACCATAATCCCGAAAATCCTTATACATCTGCTCTACGAGAGATGTCGTTGGAACAATTAGTAGTATTTTTTGACCTTTATCGCAGTAATATCTTACAAGAGAAAAAATCATCAAGGATTTACCTGAAGCAGTGGGTGATATCAATAGCTTTCTATTATGCCTTAAAGCATCATATACTCCCTCAATTTGGTATTTCCTTGGAGAATGACTGCATATAGACTTCATATAGTCTTTGACACCCTCATATGATATCCCTTCATTCAGTTCAAAAGGAACTCCGTAATATTCATTCTCTACAAACTTAAAACTATAATCGTGCTTTTGGCAAAATGCTATGATTCGATCTAGTAGGCCTACATAGATTCTCTTCGACCTAAGATCAAATAAATGTATTTCACCATTCCAATTGCGATTCCTATATTGAGGCATGAACTTTGCACTCTCAACTTGGAATGTGAAGTGATCTCTTAACTCATATTCAATATGAGGTTCTGCATTTACCCTAAGAAATACTTCATTCGCTTTAGATATGACAACGTTAGTTGAAGTGTTGTTCACATAGATACATCAATCTATATCTATTTATTACCCCAGCCCAGAGTTAAATCTCATGAATTCTATTGCGTTCTTAATCTGATACGTTCTATTCTGTACTACCTTGAGAATGCTCTCTAAGTATACCAACATTGTGTCATAATAGTCTATCTTCAGTGACACATTTGATAATTTCTCATCTGCATCGAGATACTTTTGCATGGTATCTTTGTCTCGTATTTTCTTTGGAAATGGGTTCTGTATATAAACATCAGGAGCAGCCTTGCCACTAAAATATTCAAATCGTTCGTGACGAATGTTCTTTCTTTGTTGTTCTGCTTTCTTTCTTAGAAGGAAAGTAGTATTATATATTTCAAAGTATTTTGCATGTAGAGAGGGGATGTTTAGTGATTCTTCATGTAGATTGTCTCGATCCATCTTTGAATCTTTTTCCCACATCTCTTGAATAGACTCAAGAGTTATACTCATATCATAAAGGGTTGTTGGAAGTATCAGAAAGTGTGTATAAAGTATACTTGAAAGTTACGTCTGCTGTAAAGTATTCTATATCAGTATCCGTAGCATCAAATTCTAAAGTAGTTAGACTGACTGGAAATAACTCTCTAAAGTTAACATTAAATTTAGCAACCAAGTTACTACTTAATATTTGTAATGTACCATCAGAATATATTTGATCTCCAAACTGTGCATATCTTTTAGGTAATCTGTTCTTACCTTCTTTCTCAAACTTATCAAACTGTTGTAGACTCTCTGGAAATCCTAATCCACGAAGCCAGTTTTGTATCTCCATGTAATTAGTAAGATCTTCATCGACAAGAAATCTAAGTGTTAGGTCTCCAAATTGTAAGATATCACCTGGTGTTGGTATTGGTCTTAGATAGTTTGGTTGCTCTGTTACACCTAGAGTTAGATCTGGTATATTTGCTTGATTGCAAAAATATGCAACACCTGGCGATCTTTGTAAGTTAAATTTAAAACCTACAGGTGATAAAAAGTTTCTATTCTCTATCTGTGATGGGCCTTCTCTTGTTTCTGCCATTAGTTCATACAGGTCTCCTTATGTATTTAGGATCATGCCCTCATTCCAATTTTTGAATGAGTATGCAGGCCATTGACCATATAGTTTATTTTGAGTTGTTCCGCCATAGGTGATGGGAATACAATCATACAACTTACTATATTCTAAAAACTTATTAAACGTTTCATCTTCAAAGGTTAAAGACTTTGCATAATCCCAAAATGGAGTATCATACTTAGATCCAGATTGATAGTGCCATATAATAAAGTTCTGAAGTTGTTTTATATACTTTGTCATATCCTCTTTGACATGAACAGCACTAACTCTTCCTTGTAGGTAATAATCAAACACTGCTCTTGCCATTTCAATATATGCTTGAGTTGATGAAGACTCCATCGGTTCTAGGAAAAACAAACGATTACCATTCAAAAATATTCTATTGTCTATAACAGGTTCTTTAGCAATATAATTTTTAAATACAACATGTTTTGTGATTGATACATCAAACATGTTTAGAAAATTTTCCTCCGCATCTTCTTGTGATGTGATATCTGAGTTATAACAATACCCTACACAATATTTAAATGATGGTGATTTTTTTCTAGTTGGTATTACAAAACACCAACCATCAGGAGTTGCAACGTGCCTACTCCATGGATTTCTTGCAGTACTCCAATTAGGTTCTGCTAATATACAAGCATTGATTGGATTGATTAACTCTTCATAATTGTCATAACTATCTGGTTTACCACTACAATCAAAGATATAATCACTATCAATATCATTTAATTCTGGTAAATTTTTATATGTAGTCTTAAAATGCCCTGATGTCATTATACTTGCTTGCATTTCCCATGGGCAATAATGTATGGCCATACTGTCAGCAGGAAATGGGTGGAATAATTTATCTGTTTTACCCCAGTTTTCATATAAAATACCACTTTTCATCGTGGCATTTATCTTATTATCATACCAATTAAAACCAGTTGTAGCCCATAACAAGGCAGATGCTTCTAATATAGTTGCTTGACCCACTCTTTCTGGAGGTATCTCAGGATCATATATTAATTCTACTTCATAATCTTTTTGTTTATCCATCCATGCACAATAAAGTGCTGTGAAACACCCTGCATTACCACCACCGACTATAGTAATTTTCTTCATAAGTCGTTTTCAAAATCAAATTTCTTACAATATCCATGCACATCTATATCCTTAAAAATATGTGCACCAGTATGAGCACCCTCTATCAGTGCAATGACCAATAAAAGAGCCACTGGAGTTATCCAGAGAGGATTCATCATAATTTCAGATGCTTTTTTCATAGTAGTATTTTAGCATAAAAAAAGGAGACTCGCAATGAGTCTCCTTTGAAGATATGTAATATGAATTACATGAGGTTTTTAACAGCCACTCTTCTGTAGTATCTGTTTTGGTTAGCAAGAAGTGCACCCTGACCTTGTGTGGTTCCTTCAGCAAATGGGTTTGCGATGATACCATATCTGGTCTTAAATCCAATTTTTGGTTGGAAAGTGTCTTCTCCCACCGCACGAACCATCTGTAGAGGAACGTATGGGCAGTAGAACAGTCCAGAGTCATATGGAGATGTTCCTTTGTAACCAACAACATAGTACTGATTACCACCTGATGGTGCTGCGTTAGCACTTGTTAGGTTTGCTGCATATGGGTCGATGTATACTCTGTACTTACCTTGTAGAACACCAGCAAATGTATTACCTGTGTCATCTACATTTAAGTTTGCATTAAGTGCAGGAGTATAATCAAGTACACCAGCCATGGTTAGAGCAGAAGCAACGTCTGCAGAACACATGATGATGTTACCTTTTCCGCGACGAGTTCTTTGTGCAATCGCGTTAGCGTCTCTTTCAATCTGGAATAACAGACCTTTGAACTTCTCAACAGACCATCTTCCGTTTGAGTCGATGTCTAAGTCGAAGATACCTGCAGTTGCTGTGTTTTGTACAGCACCTTGCTCTGCAATCTTGTAGATTGTTCTGATAACTTCTCTGTTGATTTCAGCAAGAATCTCAGTTGAAAGAATGTTTGCTAACTCAGCCTCTGCATTCAATCCGTGGATTGCTTTGAGGTCTTGAGCAAGTTCTAAACTGTACTCTGCTTTTAGTGCTCTTGACTTCGCTGTAACGGTCAATTTCTCGATTGAGAATGCCATTTGGTTGAACTGATCGTTCGCACCAGAACCTAAGTTCTCAGCGTCACCAGTTACCAAACCTTGACCTACGTTATAGCCAGGAGTAGCAGCAGTTCCAACTGGGTTTAGAATTGCAGGGTTGTCTCCTTGTTGTGAAGCAGAACCGAAACCTGCAGCAGTGTCTGTAAATCCAGCAGTTTCATCACTATTGGAGTCGTTTCCAGAGAATGTTGTATCTACTTCATTGTAGAATGCCTCTGCTCCACTCTGTGAAGTGAATCTGGATCTCATTGCAAAGATCAGACCTGTTGGGCCACTCATTGGTTGTACACCAGCAAGGTCATATGCCACCAAGTTAGGCATAGATCTTCTGATCAATGAAATAAGAACTGGGTCGAAACCAGCAACTGGGCCAGTAGCAGTAGCACTACCACCGAAACCACCGCCAGCTCCTGCAGCGTTTGCTGCGTTAGTTGGAGGAGCTTCCATCAAGTTTATACCTTGACCAAATGCTTGCTCTTCTCTTAAAAATTTTTCTTGGTTTTCTAGCAGAACTGCGGTTACAGCTTTACGATGACTATCTTTGATTGGATCAAGACCATCATACTCTAATAGCGGCTTCCACTTTTCCTGCAAGTGTTCTGATTGGAACATTTGTCTTTAAAAATAGTGTTTGCGTTTGTTTAATATCGAAATCAGGATTGCTTAAATGCTGAAAGTGACTTCAGATATGCATTCATTGCAGGAGCATGTTGTTCAACACCCTCTGAATTGTCTACACCCTCTGAAAGAGTTTCAGATTTAGCGGCTGGTGACGCTGTTCTAGAAGAGAAATAAGATTCTCTTAGTGTCTCCAACTTCTCACGATAAGATTCTTCACTTTCAAACTCTACACTTTCGGAAAGTGAAGCGAGCTTTTCTTTCTGAGTGGATGCTAATCCTTCGGTCATATCTGTTTTTAACCCTTGCTCAATTGCAAGAGTATTTTCCGTGAACCACTCATCGGCAACATACTCAAGGTAGTTGTCAACTCTTTCGGAAAGAGATGCTTTCTCTTCAGAAATTCTCTCCTCTAGTGTCTCTTGGTATTTTGCTTCTAATGCCTCTTGAACTTCAGCGACTTTAGAATTAAGTGCGGTCTCGAAAACAAGCTTTGCCTTCTCCTTAAATTCTTCGGAGAGGTCTTCGCCACCGAAGAGTGCATTAACATCTTCTTCGATGTCAACTTCGATGTCTTCAGTTGTTTCTTCTTCAGCAACTACTTCATCAGTAGTTAACTCCTCCTCTTCAATAACCTCATCGGAAATTTCTTCATCCTCTTTTACACCGCTAGGTGCAGGATCTGCAGGTTTAGCATTTTTGTTAACTACATCTTTCACTTGCTTAAGTGATCCGCCAGGTACCTTCAGTTTTGCTGAATCATCATCTGGTTTGTAGTTTGTTGGTGTAGGGCCTCCGAGATCTTCAACGCTTCCCGCCATGGAAGTATCCATCGGCATTGGTGGTTTAGCGTTGGCGTTCACGGCAGTCTTAGACTGTTTAGTTCCAGCTGCTACATCCATTTCTTGTAATTTTGTTCTAGCCATTGCTTTTAATTTCTCCGACTTTTTATTTAGGTTATGAGAACTATAATTTATTTAGAAAAGTTATAAATTAGACAGAAAATCGTTAAACAGGTTTAATTTCTGTTCATCGAGTTTTTTCTGGTCAACTAGAGTGTTGATTTGCTTGTATGTTTTGTGAGCAAACTTCTCGCGAAGTATTCCTCCATCCCATACCCACTCTTTTCCTTCCATGATTCCAGATACAAATGCATCAGGAGCTGAAGGATCGGCAACGATATCTGCAGCAGTTGCTAACATAAAATCTTCACCTACTACAGCGAAACCTTCTTTTGTTTGTTGGAGTGATCCAACACCACGAGAAGATACGCCAAGTTTTACACCTTCTTCGATTAATGAAGATGCAATCTTACCCATTGGTGTGTTAAGGATTTTAGCCTTACCAATGAAATTAGATCCGTTCTCTTTAAGAGATACGATCTTATGAGAAACACGATCTAGATTAACAGTTGGGCCTTCGGGATGACCGAGTTCTCCAAGTGCTCTTCCTGATTGAATATGATTCTCGTTGTAACGACCAACTTCTCTACGAAGAGTCTCCATAGGATACATTCTGCCGTTACGATTTTTGATGTTCCCTTGTAAGAAAACACCTTCGATATACATTGATTTCTTGCCGTTCTTTTGTTCAACAAGAAATTCAACAGATTCGATTTCTTCTCTGATTAGTTTCATTACGCACTACCTGTAGTTTGAACTTGTTGAATGTAAACAACCGCAGCTGCAGTTGGATTTGGTGAAATCACTGACACCTTATTTGATAAAAATAATGTAGCATTTCCTGTTGGAGTAAACGCGGTGGAAACACCAGCAGTGTTTGCTTCAACAGTGATCTTCTCTGAGAAGTCACCACTGATTCCAGCACTTCTACTTTTACCTACGACTTTTGTATCATTGATCAAAGTGGTATAGTTAGAATCATTTGTAGAATCACCTTCATAATCTAAAGTAACTCTATCACCTATATTGAAAGGCATTTGAGTTCCTTCTGGAGCTTCAAGAACTGTTGTTGATCCTTTAGTAATACCAACAACTCTTTGCGACATTCTTAACATCGCTAAAGATTCTGGCCCTTGAGTAGTAACAATATAATCAGAAGTGGTTGCCACTGGATCTGTTCCTATTGCAACATAGGCATTACCTCCCGTCGCGACGATCCTTAAAACATTTGATTGTACTTTAAAAGCAGAGGATGTCGTTGCGGTTCCAGTTAACGCAATCGATTGCCCTGCTCCAACGGTTCTATGTGCCATTATGCTAATAGTCTCATTTAACTTTTATTTATAATTTATTGTTGATCTTCTAATTCTGCAGTTACTTCGGTATCATCCTCCGCTTCTACTTCATCTTCATCAACTTCATCAACAATCTCATCACTAGTTTCATCAACTACTTCATCATCGATTTCTTCTTCATCATCTATATCGATTCCATCACCAAATACTCCATTTGCAACATCAGTTTTGAAAGCATCTATTCTTTCTGCTGATTTGTTAAATAGAATCTCTTTGATCTTATCGCTGATTTGTGATGGTGATTCGTCTGTGGCCATCGCATCCATTAATTCATCCATGATTAATAATTAACTCGTATAGTATTTATACACCAGAAATGGTGTGGTATTATATTTCACCACCTTTCGGTAGTTCTGGTGCTTCTGTTGCAGATCCTTCAGACTCTAAATCTGGTTCATTAACAGGTTCTCCAAGAGCATCACCACCTACAGGTTGTCCTGTTTGTGGATCCACTGGTGCATTTGGATCTGGAATTACACCATCAGCAATCTCTTTTTTCATCAACTCATCTTGCTCAATTATTTCCATATCTGTTTGACGAAGTATTCTACGTCTTATATAATCTTGAGAATAGTATCTTCCGACATATGGTTCTGCAGCTGCAGCAACTGTAATTCTTTCGTTAAACAGTTCTGTTTCTTTTAATTCTGAGAAATGATTGTCATATAAGAAGTCATATTGTATGTGTTCACTCATTGTTTCCCAATCTTCTGGGGTGATTATATTCTTTAATATAAGCTGAGTTCTCAACATATCATCAAATATTCTTGAGAATCTTTTTCTCAATCTACTCACAAATTTAGTGAATTTTAATTCGTCTCTTAATATTTCTGAGGATCTTCCCAAGTTGAATCCTCCCTCTCCATCCATTCTGGAAGGCGGTACGTTGAGCGACCTATATAATTTCTTTTTGAAGTACTCAATATCCGTGATCTCACCAAGGTTTTGGCCTCCAGGCAAAGTAGAAATTTCAGTTCCACGGCCGCCTTCCCTCCTAGGTAGCCAGAAATCTTCAAGCATTGCCATGTACTTCTTGTCATCGCGGATCTCTCCTGTGTTAGCGTCGTAAACAAGTTTGTTTCGATATCGCATCATCACATCTCTGAGATATTGCTCTGCTTTGATCTTAGGTAAATTACCTACATCTATATAGAAAATTCTACGTTCTGGTGCTCTTGATAATCTGTATATAACAAGTGAATCTTCAATCATTCTAAGTTGATTGATTGACTTGATTGCTTTATGCAAATATGAAAGAGTTGATCCTTTATTTCTATCTACTAATCCAGAGGTGCAATATGTAATTGCATCTCTTGCAATTTTCATACCTTGACTTGCACCAGTTGCATTTATATTTCCTGTTGGATATTTACCACTGGCATTGTATATAAAGTATTCTTCTATCTCTGGGAATCTGTAATCCATAGGATCAGCATTACCAGTGTTTATTTTATAGTCGTTTTTATTCTTATTCTTCTGTGAACGAACATAACGCATTTTTAACGCATCAATATAACGTAACTCTTGAATACCTTCTTCTGGTTTCTTTAGATCTATTATTTTATGATAGTATATTCTTCCGTCTATATACCAGTTTCTGTATATCTCGTGTGCCTTCTTATCAAAATCTAAAAGATCACATATATGTTTGAATTCTTTTCTAACCTTATCTTTAATACCATCACTGGCATTTAAATTATCAAGATTAATTTCTATTGGAGAATCATTTGTATCTGATACAATCGCTTCATTAACAATATCTTCGATTGCCTGATCAGCCTCTGGTTGAATTGATAATTCACGATATCTTTTTATCAAGTCATATTCAGTTTTGTAGATACCTTCGATATCAACATAAGAACCAAAAAAACCACTACTCATATAGTGATCAGACCCATCCTCGTTATTAGGAGGTACAGGTGAGACCGCAGTAGGAGATAGTGGTTCGGAATCCTCTATTGAGAATCCAAATAATTTAGCCATAATTATGGTTTACTTGAATTATAGTTTATATCTACTATTTAGTCAACCTATTTTAACCTGCTACTCCAGCACCCTTAACATTGTAAGACTGAACTGCAAATTCAACAGTATATTCTTCTATAGTATCAGTATTTTCATATGATACATCAATCTGCCCAACATTGATTGGGAATATATCGATGAATTCATACTCTTTAAGAACTACATTTGAATCACCAGCGTTTGTTGTGCTGTTTAACTCAGATCCTCTACCTAATTGGTAGACTTTAGCATTAACCATATATGATGATGGATTTGTAGAACCCATGTTATCATCTAATGCTGCGATTTGTTGTGTCCATTCTTCAAATGCGTTTCTGTATAAGAAGTCTTCATCATTGATTACTGTAATAGTCCAGTTATCAATTGTTCTGTCACCAGCAACTTTGAAAATACGACCTCTAAATGGAACGTCTATGTTAGCAATATTCATACCAGGTAACTGTGCTGCTTTACACAGAAATCCAAATCTGTCTGCTTGCCATGGAAGTGTTACACTTGCTGGCATTGCTGTGAGTTCAACTTCAAATAAATTCGGTCTTGCACCGCCACCCAGTAATCTGGATTTAAACTCTGAGATTGTTCTGTTCTCTCTTGATGTGGCCATTTGTTAATATCCTCCGATAGTTATATTTAGTAAGTTAAACGCGGCCAGCGACTTCTTCAAAACTGATTCCTGTTCTGGTTGCAACAAACGATAAAGTAACGTAGTTGATTGACTTCGCAGGTTTCAAGAATATATCAGCTCTGAATTCATTATTATCAATAACATCAGGGGTGTTATTTGTAGTGTCGCAAACAACTAGGAATCCAAAGAGTCCTCTTTTTGCTTCGACATCTCTCAAGAATGGTTCAACGATGTTTCTAAAGTTTGCCCTTGTCAACTCATCGTTCAACTCAAAGAGTTGTGCTTCAGCAGCACTCTCAAGAGCTTGTTCAATTGTAAGGAACAAACGACGAACGTTGATTCTGTCAAATGCCGATGCAAATGCCAGTGCAGTTTTATCACCAAAGAGTAATGTTCCTACTGCAGGTTTCGTGATAATAGAGTTAATTCTCTGAGGATACAGTTGATCTCTTTGATCTTTAGTTGGGTTGTATGCTAATTTAATAGCATTGTTTATGATACCTCTTTGTTGTCCTGCAGGTGAGAACCATGGGAATGAGGTTAAAGCAGTACGAACCATTAATCCTGCTACGTCACCGTTTGTTGGAACAAATCTAAACTCGTTATTAAACCTATCGAATGTGTATTTGTATCCACTATCAAAGACTGCATAAGAAGAACTTGTTAATGGACTAAAGAATTCAATTAGATTGTTTGTTTGAGTTGTGGTGTTTGTTATGTTCACCAAGTCTGCTCTGTGTGGCCCAATGGTTGCCATGCAATCTTTACGAGCAGTAGCGATTGCAATCAATTTATTTGCTTTTGTTTGTGATTGATCTTTTGATCCTAAGCCAGGGCCCATGATGAGGAAGTCAACTTCTATCTCATCTTTATTAGAGAAGAGATCGTAAGATGTCATTAAATCACCCAGTTCTGCTCTATGTCCACCATTAGCACCTAGTAATGGAACTCCTGCTTGATAGTCTTCACCACCACCAAGTTGATATGTTACATTACCGATAGCAGAGAATGTAGTGCCTTGTGCTTGTTGACTCCACAATCCTTGTGCAATTGTAAATGGTGTAAAGTCTGTTCCAAATCCTGTTGCAACTGGAACTGTTCTGTGGAATGTGTCCTCTGCGTTTGATGGGTTGAATCCAGCATATACATTGTCGGAGAAATCTGCGACGTAATTTTTGTAGTATATCTTCTGAGGTGAGTTTACAGATGAAACTGCATCATGTGCTTTCGAGAGACTTATATGTTTCTCAATAACATTACCTTTGATTCCAGTAACAACCCCAAAGTCATCAACAACTGCAACGTGAATACCATCACCTTCTCCACCTCTATCTGTTGTATATACGTTAGATGTTGGTTTTGGTGCTAATGATTTCCAGAATATAGATGCATTGTCTATGTCTAGAGTCTGTGAATTATACCAGTCAGTGACTGATGCAGCACTTATTGATTGTGCAGCTATCTGCGTTCCCTGTGTACTGGTGTTAATACCAGTTGCGTTCACAAAGAACAATGTATCAGATGCCTTGATTGATCCAAATCTTGTTCCTTCTGAGTAATCAATCTTAGTTTCAGAGTAATTTCCAGATGTTCCAGCAGCACCTGTTACACGAGATACAATCTTAACATCGAATGTTGATGCACTATTAACTGAATCTGTTGATACTCCAGTAACTATTCCTTTCAGATATCCGTTGAACGTCGAAGTTGTTCCTGCACCAGGTATGACTACATCATTCAATGCGACTGTAACACCTTGACCTACTATTGCTCCTGCCTTACGCAAGTTGTCAGTTGTAATACCGATTATCTGGTCTGCCTGATCATCTATAACACAAACTTTTAATCCATTACCCCATGAGCCAGGTGTTTTTGCTGCCCAAGAGAAGTTGGATGCTGAAGTATATACTGCTTGATAATCATCGTAATTCTTTATCTTCAATGAACTGGTAGACGCAATACCAACACCAGCGTTTGCTTGGTTTAAGTTCGTGCTATCTGTTCTTACTACTTTTAAAACACCACCATATGATAAGAATGATGATGCACTTTGCCAATATTCGTACTGTGCGTCAGTTGAAAGTGGTTTACCAAAGACTTGTATTAAGTCTTCTTCTGTAGATACTTGTATAGGTTCATCGATAGGGCCCAGCCTAAATGGGCCTGCTATTGCACCAATGTTGTCTAATACATTCTCTGCTCTTCCTACTGTAAGATCAACCTCCCTGACTAATACACCAGGAGATAATTGAGGAGTCGCCATGCTTTTGTCTCCGTTCCGTTCAGATTTAACTAGAAATTATTTATTGTTTACGACTTTTACAT